ATGTGTCAATTTCATATGGTGGCAATTGTGATGAGGAAATTAAGAAAAAAACATCAATCACAAGCGGGTAAAGAATTAAAGATTATTGTAAAAACGCTAAAAGAAAGCCACAAAAATGAATTTTATTTGAGATTACATCAATGGTATTTAAAACATAAAGCGTTTTTAGATGAACGGTCTGAATATCCCAATGAGAAAGGATATTTTCCTTATAAACACCGTAATGTAAGAGGGGCTTATGCTAGTTTAAAATACTATATGAAATATTTATTCACCTTTGAAGAATATTCTCACTTAAATATAGAAAAAACAACAAATCGGTTGGAAGGGTTATTTAAAGAACTGAAGCAGAAATTATCGGTTCATAATGGATTAACGAAAAAGCATAAGATTATGTTTATAAAGGATTTTTTAAATAAAAAGAGTTGGTAATAATTAGGAAAAATAATTAAACCAAGAGCCTCTCCCACAATTTGTGTAAATACCTGTTTCTGAGATAATACATTCAGACACAGGTATTTTATTATGAACGAAAAACAACTTCACGCCTTGGCAGCGGAATTTGCCAAAAACCTAAAAACACCAGAAGACCTCAATCAATTTTCACGGATGCTCAAGAAAATCACCGTCGAGGCTGCGTTAAATGGTGAACTGACCGACCATCTTGGTTATGAAAAACATCAGCCTAGAAAAGGTAAAAATGCACGTAACGGTTACACATCTAAGACCGTGATTTGTGATGAAGGTGAGATAGAAATTGAGACGCCTCGTGACCGTGACGGCACCTTTGAACCGCAACTTATCAAGAAAAATCAAACTCGCATCACAGGAATGGATGAGCAGATTATTGCCTTATATGCCAAGGGGTTAAGTAATCAGGAAATCGTTGAAATGTTCAAAGAACTCTATGATGCGGATGTGTCAAGCAGCCTGATTTCTCGCGTTACCGACGCCGTGAAAGAACGCGTAATGGAATGGCAAAATCGCCCACTTGATGCGGTTTATCCAATTGTTTACCTAGATTGTATCGTAGTTTCAGCTTTGCATTGTGCATTTAGTGCGTAACAGCTTGAAATTCGTTTCGTGGAAAGATTACAAAGCCGTCACCGCAGATTTAAAGCAGGTTTATCAGGCCCCGACGGAAGCACAAGCTCGCGAAAATCTGACCGCACTTTCGCAAAAATGGCAGGCAAAATACCCGCTTGTGGCGAAAGGCTGGGAAGATAACTGGGCAAATATTGCCACATTTTTTGATTATCCAGCTGATATTCGTAAAGCGATTTATACCACGAATGCTGTGGAATCGCTTAATAGCGTGATTCGTCGCGTGATTAAAAAACGAAATGTATTCCCGACGGATGATTCAGTTTTCAAAGTGATTTGGCTTGCGATTAAAGATGCATCAAAAAAATGGACAATGCCGATTCAGAACTGGAAACTGGCAATGAATCGATTTATGATTGATTTTGGTGATCGCTTAGACGATCACCGTTAAGTTGAAATGGGTGTTTACACAGAATTTGGGATAGGGTCGTTGCATCACCTAATTTTCTATCTATAACTGTATCGGGAAAATCGTCTGACCAATTTGAACGCATTTGTTTTATTACTCCATCTTGAGTATTAAATTTTGCATTTAAATTTGCCAAAGTCAACGGTCTACCACTCTGATCCAACATATCCGCAAAAGTAATCACGCCTCTACGCCATAAATCCGCCTTACCTTTCCCTAAAACCTGATCTTGTTGCTCTGGCGATTTGCTTTTCAACCAATTTTCGTAGTTAATCTGCTCTGATACAGGACTATCTTGACTTGCTCTTGTGCTTGACGGCATTTCTTCCGCATCAATCCCAAGCTCTTTCCAGCTCTTGGTTACAAGCTGTAAAATACTGCGGCAACGTGGGTGCAAAGGCGGTCGTTGATAAGGTACATCGTGGTCTATCGGCTTTTTATCTAAATCCCACATTAACCCATCTCTTAATTGACATACGGTTGATGTTCGAGTGTCTAATGTAGAAAGGTGTTTTTCTCCTGCCAAAATATCAAGGTTTTCATCTCTTAAGGCTTGATGAGCTTTATCCGCCACTTTAGCCACTGCAGTAATGACTAAGGTTTCAGCGTGTCTGCGAGACGTATTCATCAAATGCTTAACATCGGTAATCATTTGACTTGTTTGTTGACCATCTAACAACCCTTGGCGAATAATTCCTTCAAACTTAAAGGCAAAATCATTGCCTTGCTTTGCCCACCAGTCTTCTAAAGGTGAACCTGCAATAATCGTTGCGGTTTTATTCGCTTTTTGCTTATATTCAGGCACCTGATTAAAAAAATCAAAGCCGACTTCATCGTTATAAAGCTGATGAATATGTTGGGTTTCAGCCGCAAAAAAACCGCTTAACTCGTCTTGCGTGTAAGCGGTCATTTCTTGATAGACTTTTGCAACTTCTTGCTTAAGCTCCTTAAGCAGTGTGTCTAATTGCTTTTTAGGTAAAGCATCCACACCTGCAGCCGCTAAACGGTTGAGCAACTCACGTTGTGTTTTACTCAGCTGTTTCATTACCTGCTGTCTAAGATGTGCATCATAACGAAAATGCAGAATTTTGCGATCAGTCAAGGCGTATGCAATACGACTATTCAGGCTTTGTTTCGGCTTGTCCTGCGAACTCAAGGTCATATTCTACCCCCTCTTCATTTAAGCGAGCCTGTTCATCTTCCCATTCCACATTATCGCTAATCAACCCACGGCGTTTTGCTTCATTAAATACGGTTTGTTTTGAAAGCGTGCCGGCTTGTTGCATTTTAATGACCATATCCATCGAGGCATTTGGATCGAGATCGTCATCAATGTTACCGCTAATTTCTACCTTACCGACATCATCAATACCCAACCACAACCCAACATATTCCAAGGCTAAATCTAACGCATCTTCAAATTTATTCGCATACAGTCGCAATAAACTGATTTCTTTACTTTGCTCATCTTTAGCTTGGCTGTCAGTCATCGCTAACACCGTTTTATCTAAGAGTTTCGCACCCGCAACACGCATTTGGCTTTCCAACTCTTTCAAACTCTCTTGCCCTGCGTTAATCGCATTACCTGAATGTTCGATATAAGCAATTTGAGAACCGGCTGGTAAATGCAATGCACTACCGCCAACTTGTAGCTTATTGACTTCAGTATCGGAGAAAATCCCTAATAACGGCACGCGAGCAGTATTTAAAATGTTGTCCTGATCGGATTGTGATTGCCAATGCTTAACATTCAAATAGGCCAATTCAAGCAACGGCGGCTCACCTAATGCAAACACATTGCTTTCTTTCGTAATAAACGGCACAACAGGCACCACTTCAAGCGGTCGATTTTGAGCAAGAAGTTGCACATCATCAATCAGCGTCCATTGCCCCTCTGTTGCTTTATACTTACGCATACGGCCGATTTCGTACACATAAATTATTTTTTCAATCTTCGAACCAAACTCGCCATCATCTACCGCCACTTCTTCCATATAGCGGAACTGCGTGATTTGTCGTTTCCCTTTGATTTTATCCGTTTTAAATCCCAAAACATTTTTAGGCTTAATCAAAATAAAATAAGGGCGAGCATTAGCCGCTTTCTCATCGGCAATGGTACGAATATTCTCAGTACGGGTGTAATCCACTAAGCACCATGCCACGCCGTAAGTTAAACCTGCATTAAACCAACGAGAAGAAAATACATCGACATTATTTCCCTCTAAATCCACATCAGGCAAAATATCTTGCTTTAATTTATCGTGAACGTCATTTGTCGTAATCGGCTCAAAAAAAACTCTACCTGTCATTTGGTAGAGCGTTTCCGATAAAGCAGGATAAAGCGTTGAGCGGTTAAGTCTGTTTTTATAAGCCTCTTCTTCCTCAAGACTGAATTGATAAAGGTATTTTTTACCTGCCTGTCGCATTGTTTTAGTACCGCCAAGCAAATCATCAATCATCACACCTTTTTCATTCAACGCCCTGATTTCACGCATAACAATAGCAACATCAGACATAAATTATCCTTAGTAAAGTTTAAGTGGATTTTGGCTAAAATCCCCTTTCCGCTGAATACGAGGATTAAGCGCATACCGCAACGCATCAATATAGTGGTTATGAGCATCAACCAAGGTTGGCAACACATCGCCAGACAAGCGGTCGGTTTTGTAGCTATACAAGCGAAATTCGTTTAAAGTTTGCTGACAACGTGGGTGAATGTAGATTTTCTTATAGGATTTAATATGAGCAATCCCATCTTCAACACTCCCTTTCCATTTTGAAACGCCATCAATACGAGGCAAGCCGTGTCGCTTTAAATAGCTAATAGACTCAGGTCTTGCTGAATCTGCCCGTATCACATACTGTTCAATGCCAACAATACCTTTCTGCAAAAATGTAGCTGTATCATCAAGCTCTAACCCGACTTTGCCAGCCTCATATTCAATATACAATTCATCCTTAAACACCCAGCATTTAATCGCTGCAGTTGGGTCTTGAGCAAAACCGAAATCCAACCCGTGATAAGGACCTTCAAAATCAGGTAAAGGCTTAAACTCAAGCTCTTGGTATTTTCCTCTAAAGACTTGAGCCTCGCTTTCTTCAAGATAATCCCCTTCCCAAATCCAACGATAAGTCGCATCATCTAAACGGGCTTTATCTCTTAAGCGTTCTTGCTTCAACACATCAGGAAACCACGGATTGTCGTTGTAATTCATCTCAACAATCGCCATGCTTTCATCTTGATACTGTCTAAAGCGTAAATCCGTTGCTGAACCTTTCTTTTCAGGGTTCCAAGTGAGCCAAATTTCCGAACCGCTTTCACGCACCGTAGGCAGAAGTTTCCGCCATGCCATTTCACTCACGCTTTCTGCTTCATCAATCCACGCAAGCAAAATTCGTGCTTTTGATTTAATACTGTCAAGATTATGGCGAAGACCGGTAAAAATATAAGAAATTCGACCGCACTTTGTATGTACATATTTCTCACCAACATCAAAAAAATTTGCTAACCACGGTTCACTTTGAATGGCTTGCTTAATCTCTTCTAATGATGAATCTTCCAACGAGTTCATAAACTCACGACCGCATAAAATCACACCGCTTTCGCCTTGCATTGCCCGTTGATATGCAACAACCGCAGTCATCTTGGCAAAAGTGCGTGTTTTTGCCGAACCACGACCACCATAAGCACCACGATAACGCACATTCTGCTGTGTAAACACCGGTATCAGTTTAGGGGGAAGATTAAGCTGTATTTTCATTTGGTGCTACCAACTCAATAACCGTAGGGCGAAGTGAGCCGTCAGAGCTTGTATGATCGATAACCTGTTTGTCAAAGCCTAAAAGTTTAGCTTGTCCCATTACCGCATTTACCGCAGATGAGAATTGAGGGGTATCACGCTCCATCGCCTCGTTATAGATACGCTCTAGCTTGCCTAACAAGTTATCAACGGTAATGTTATGACGTTGTTGATGAGAACTTCTTAACTCATCCAATCGGACCGTAATCGGACCGTTCTTCAGTAGTTCTTTAGCTTTCGTATTGATTGTTTCATTACTCATTTTTGAACAATCGTAAGCCTGCCGATAAGCCTCACTCGCATTGCCAAGCTCAATATAAAGCTGGCAGAATTTTTCTTGCTTAGGTGTTAACCCACGACCTTTAGACGTGGATTTACCCTCGTCTTTCTTGGTCATAAGATAAATCCTTAAAATTTGTTATATATAAATTACATCACTTGCGTATTTTCTCGGGGATTTATCTAACAACCCCAAAACCATACGCAAATTATGTAGCATTTGATTTACATAAAATAAAAGAGCGATCACCTGACCGCTCTCTACCGTGACACAAACGTTAATCAGCTATTTAAACCCTTGCTTAGTTCGTGCTTGCCACTCTCTAATGCTATCAATCTGACCCGCACACAAGTCACGCTCTCCCATCACCTTAACGAGATACTCGATAGCATCACCATAGGTTGTGCCACCAAACTCTGACCGCTCACACGGCACCAAAAAGGCTTGCGGAGGATATAAATACTCAATCTTTGTCTTTGTTATGCAACCGCTTAAGCTCATCGACAACAGGACGAGGCAAAGCAGTAACGCTACACGGCTCTTTCTGTAAAATAGCTTTAATCTGTTCATTACTCTGCTCCACCTGCTTTCGCAGTTTATTTGCAACATTTTGCTGGTATTCCACCGCTTGTCGCTCTTGTTGCAGTTGCATTGTCAGCTTATGGTTTGCTTTTTGCTGTTGCTCAATAGTTTGGGCTTGTGTTTGGTTCTCGGCTTTCAAGCTATCTATCCTCTGTGACTGACCCCATAGCCACGCACACAAGCCCAAAATCAATGCCATTAAGATTTTATTAACCCAGCTAAACATAACGCCTTCTCTTTCTCACGACGGATTTCTAACCCTCGTAACTTCTTGCCACCTGAATAAACCCATTTAGGCAACTCATTACAGGCACCAACATAATCGCCTGATTTGATTTTACGAAAGAACGTCGATTTACTCACGGTGCCACACCCAGCATTAAACGTCAGCGAAGTAGCAACATCAAACACCGATTGCGGAATATCACCACCATTTGCGTAACGGTTCACACATTTTTCTGCATGCTGAATATCGACCAACCAACGCTCCGCAATCTCTTTGTCCGTGTAAACTTTTCTTTCAATCTTACCGCTTGACGCTTCCGTTGAACCAATACCAACAGTAAGCACATTTGCAGGACACAAATAAGGCTCACGTTTACAACCTTCTGCATCGCCTATAATCTCAAGCCCTTGCTGACTTGTACGAAATTGACCGTGAAAATCCGTATTCAACACCGCAATAATGGCACTGACAGCACAAACCCCACCGCCAACTTTACCTAGTTTTCTTAGCTTGCTCATTACTTAACCTCTCTGCCCTTACCCGATAAATCTGCATTCTGATTTGATGAGCTTCTTCGGCTCGCTCACGTTCACGACGCTTCGCCTTACCTTCGTCACAGCGTTGATACAAGTTCGCACACGCCGTCACAATACCAATCGCAAGACTTAAAATCATTAAATTCTGTTGCTCACTCAACCACGCAATAATCCCACTAAATCCAGACCAAATATACGTCTGTGTTCCCATATCTCTCATAACATTTTTCATACCTTAGCCCTCATATCAGGCAATAAAAAAGCCCAGTCCGTAAAGACTGAGCTTGGTTAAAAAAACTGCTAGAATATTGTTCCCCAACAAATAAACTAGCAGAGGATTAAATTATGTACTTTCGTGAAGGTTATACCAAATTTCCATATCGACCATCAAATGGATCTGAAGATTGCCAAAATCCAACACCAAATGCAGGTGGAATTGATTTAGTTAATCATCCTGAAAAAATAGATGAAATCCTAGAAATTGCTCAACTACCAGAACTTAAAACCACACTTATTGAACTTAACAAGCCTGATAGCCCCTTTATCACACTAGGTTGTTCTCACTGGATAGGAAAATATGATAATAGCCATTTCTCTTATATTGAATTCACATTTAAAGATGCCAAAATTGCAAATAACTTTAACTTCTTAGTTCAACTCGAAAAGGATCTTCACCTTTTTTTCATAGAAAAACTCACAACAGGTTTTACTAAAGAGCAGCGAGATTCTTACGCAACTTATCTAAAAGATCAGGTTCAAGTCTACTTTCGGAAAATCCAATACCAAGACGACTTAGAGCTTCGCAACCTGCTAGGGTTAGAGTTCCACTTTCAGGATCGACAAATGGTCGATTTTCACCATAAAGCTCTGCGGCATTTTTTAACGCAATATTTAGTTCTACCATTGTGATAACCTTTATCAAATTTACTCAGTACCACTAGATATGTTTAATCTTGTGGTACGTCATTATTGCCAGCAAATGGATAAATTTTCCTATTTTGGAAGTGAGGAACGCAGTCTGATATACGTCGAGATGGCCAGCCAGCGGCATAGTGACATTGAGATTTTTCTTGAACTACTTCACCGTTTTTTAACAGAATATCTCGTTGTTCCATCCTAACCCCCAAACAAAAAGCCCCGACCGTTTCCGATCAGGGCTACAAAATCATTTCGCTTTCTCTCGCTTGTACGAGTTGCAAGCATAGCTGAAATGTACTACTTTTCTCGCACGACGTCAATCACTTTTTGAACAATTAAAATTCACACGACTTCACAGATAATCGTTGTTGATTAATCTGTGGCAATTTTCTTTTTGCCGTTTATCATCTTCATAAAGCGGCGTTTTTCTTGCCACTCTCTTGAAAGCAAATCTCTCAAGCGGTAGTTTTCTGCTTTTAGTTCCTCAATTTCTGCTTGTAATTGCTCAATTAGCTCAACTTGTTGCTTTTGTTTTCTGAAGTTAAACATTTGATAACCTTAAATGAAAATCTGAAAACTTACAAATAATTCTTGATAAATTATTATTTGTAAATTATAATATATTTGTTTTCGCAATAGGGCGGAAATAAGAAGAGCGGCTTTCACCGCTCAACTAAAAATAGGAACTAAGACGATGAAAACCTATCAAATCATCATCTTCTTAATTCTGATTGCGTTAAGCTCATCAGCTTACTAATCAGATAAAGTCCTAGCGGTGGTTGCCCCCACTGCTAGGCAGTTCCTAAACTATACAACCAACGTTTTAAAAAATCAAGTAGGTGACCATGGCAAATTCAATGACTGAACATTCTCGTAAACTTCGTTCTAAAACTGCGAACGAATATAACAAACGTATGCTTGCTGAAGGCAAGGTTAAGCAATTTTCTGTGCGTATGGAAACGCCTGTTGCGGACGAATTTGTGGCAATACTTGCTGAAATCGGCGGCAAGAAAGCCGAAGCCATTAAAAAACTTTGTGAAATTTATCGGCAACATCAGGCGTAGCAATACGCCTAAAACTTCAATCTAATCAACCCCGAACCAAATACCGCTCCTTCCATAAAATCTCGAGCTGTGCGTAGTCGTCTGTCAAACGTTCTCGGTGAAATATGCATCTCAAGACAAATATTCTTCTTGTCTTGCCCCTGTAAAAACACCGCCATTAACACCTGATAGGCTTCTAAGTTCAAATCGTGTAACGTCATCACAGCTTCATCTAGCTTAAGATAATGCTCCTCTGACAGTTCATCAATACTATACTTTGTAATTTGAGCAGTTGCCTCACGCATAAAAGATTGTAATGATGGATAACCACGACACCCACGATGAGAAGCCCAACGACGGACCCAAACGCGTAGAATAGACCCTATCCCAAATTCTGTGTAAACACCCATTTCAACTTAACGGTGATCGTCTAAGCGATCACCAAAATCAATCATAAATCGATTCATCGCCAGTTTCCAGTTCTGAATCGGCATTGTCCATTTTTTTGATGCATCTTTAATCGCAAGCCAAATCACTTTGAAAACGGAATCATCCGTCGGGAATACATTTCGTTTTTTAATCACGCGACGAATCACGCTATTAAGCGATTCCACGGCATTCGTGGTATAAATCGCTTTACGAATATCAGCCGGATAATCAAAAAATGTGGCAATATTTGCCCAGTTATCTTCCCAGCCTTTCGCCACAAGCGGGTATTTTGCCTGCCATTTTTGCGAAAGTGCGGTCAGATTTTCGCGAGCTTGTGCTTCCGTCGGGGCCTGATAAACCTGCTTTAAATCTGCGGTGACGGCTTTGTAATCTTTCCACGAAACGAATTTCAAGCTGTTACGCACTAAATGCACAATGCAAAGCTGAATCTTCGTTTTAGGATAGACTGCATTGATGGCTTCTGGGAAGCCTTTTAAACCGTCTACACAGGCAATAAAAATGTCTTTTAAGCCTCGATTTTGAAGCTCTGTCAGCACATTCGCCCAGAACTTCGCACCTTCATTTTCAGCAATCCAAAGCCCCAATAACTCTTTATGTCCTTCAAGATTCACACCCAAGGCAACAAACACGGATTTGTTGATAATTCGTCCATCTTGGCGTACTTTCACTACGATACAATCTAGGTAAACAATTGGATAAACCGCATCAAGTGGGCGATTTTGCCATTCCATTACGCGTTCTTTCACGGCGTCGGTAACGCGAGAAATCAGGCTGCTTGACACATCCGCATCATAGAGTTCTTTGAACATTTCAACGATTTCCTGATTACTTAACCCCTTGGCATATAAGGCAATAATCTGCTCATCCATTCCTGTGATGCGAGTTTGATTTTTCTTGATAAGTTGCGGTTCAAAGGTGCCGTCACGGTCACGAGGCGTCTCAATTTCTATCTCACCTTCATCACAAATGACGGTCTTAGATGTGTAACCGTTACGTGCATTTTTACCTTTTCTAGGCTGATGTTTTTCATAACCAAGATGGTCGGTCAGTTCACCATTTAACGCAGCCTCGACGGTGATTTTCTTGAGCATCCGTGAAAATTGATTGAGGTCTTCTGGTGTTTTTAGGTTTTTGGCAAATTCCGCTGCCAAGGCGTGAAGTTGTTTTTCGTTCATAATAAAATACCTGTGTCTGAATGTATTATCTCAGAAACAGGTATTTACACAAATTGTGGGAGAGGCTCGGGAGAGACTTTTTTTAAGCTGCTTTTTTGCAACAAATTTGTCTATTACACCATTTTCGTCCATTTAACTTTAGGCTAGATGTTTATTTATATGTCGAATGATACAGTTTTCTTAAGCTATCTAAACGTGCAATAACTGTTTTTGCTTCCGTTAAATTACCTTGACTTGCTAAGTTTTTTGCTTGAGCAACCACATCGATGACTTCTTGCATACCTTGTTGATAGCCTTTGAATTTCTCTTGATCGCCATCTAAGCTATTTGGCATAGTTGCTTGGGCTTTTTTAGACACTTCAATAAATTTATCGGCATTTTGCGTAAATTCTTCAGCTGTTTGGGCATTCGTTAATAGGTTAATTTG